AAAGAGTCGGGGAAGGAATGTTCGCCGCAAAGACACTGGCGAGCTGATCAAGCCTTTCGAGGGTGTTGATTCGTCATTTTACAAGACATCGGAGTGGAAGGCTACAAGGGATGCTGTAGTCGCTAGAGATGGAGTATGTGCGTACTGCCTAGGAATGGCTCGCGTCACACCTGCCACTGAGTGCGATCACATCATTCCGTTGAACCAATGTGAAGACAAAGGGATACACCCACATGACCAAACAAACCTTACCGGGTGCTGCCGTTCCTGCAACTCAAGAAAGGCTGCCTGGGTTTCACACGGTATAAGATTGAACACTCTAGATCAATGGATAGAATATTTCAGGAGAAAAACATACAAAAGTTACAAGTCGTGACAAAAGATTTGTGCATACCTATTGTTCATTGGACCGATGAAGAGAAAGACGCTTTTTACGCTTTTGCAATGGAAGCATCTTTTGCCCATTCGGTTGACTGCACCATTCAGTTTGCAATCGACAAGAATGTGGACATCCGATTGGAAGGCGATGCGATCAACGTAATGATTGTTCAGCAATACTTACTTGAAGAAAGTCATCTATAATGGAATCTAAAACCTGGTATGTTTCGGGTAAGCCACCAAAAAGGAAGAATTCCTCCCCAGAACATGATATACAGGTCATGCTGGTGGCTTTGCTGGAATCAATTAAGCCAAGACCTCTTTATTCGGCAACAGTTGGCGGTGTGAGGCTCGCGATGCATACGGCAAAAAGAATGAAAGAGGCTGGCTACTCGAAGGGGATTCCTGATCTATTGATTTTTGAGCCCAGAGGGTTTTATGTTGGTCTCGCAATCGAAGTGAAAACGGAAAAAGGCCGTCCTTCTGATGCTCAGAAAGAGTGGTGTAAGAACTTAAATAGAGTGGGTTGGCGATCCGAAATATGTCGCGGCTTTGATGAGGCTGCCGATGTGATTTGCGAATACTTTAACTTATACGAAGAATAAAATGGGACTAAAACTTGCTCACCAAGCAACATATAACATTGTAAAAACAGCTCTAGAAGAAGCCGGGTATTCATCGGCAGATGTGGAAATATCCGTAGGTCACCGGAGGCAAGGAAGGAGCAATCCAGAGGTGAATGTTCATCAATCGTCCTTCGACACCAACCAGCTTCTAGCCAACGACCAGCAAAAGTTTGAATTGAGCGCTGTCTGTTATGCCGACACATATGTTCAGGCTTGTGAACTGGCAGATGTAATTGCATCCAGGGTAAACTACCTCTCCTCCACAAACTTAACTTTTGACGGGTCAACTTTTTTTGTTCGCACCCTTGACTTGTTTCTCGATCACAATGACAGGGATAGTTACGAAGCGTCTGTTTTGATTCAGCTTATTGAGAGTGCAGACTTTAGCTCTGGAGAAACGCCTCAGCCAGTCGTGTCTAGCAGTCAGCCACTGGCCTTTTTGTTTCAAAACACCACGGACATGCAGGTGCTTGTGTCTGTAAGTCACACAGCTGAGAATGACGTTGTCAATGTGGGCTGGAAGTCATGGGCTCAGGTGGGCGTTACAGATCAATATGTAGAGCTGCCAGACGCAGAGCTGTTCCAGGTCAACGCAAGATGGCATGGGGCTGATGGCACTGATTTTGCCGGGATTATTGGCGATGTTTTGTACAGTTCTGCGAGTGGGAGTCAGACCTCAAACGTAATAACTGTAGACAACAATAACCACACGATAGAATTTGACCCTAGCCAAAAAACTGAATACAACGACCCTAACGGAACAGACAGCCCTACATGGGATGAAATCAAAAAATTCGTCATTTACGGTACGGTTATAAACTATGACGATGTTACTGAACAGTTCCTGCAAGCTTCCTTTTCTTTCTCTGTAAACACGGGTAATTAATGGGCAATAAGAACACGCTTTTACAACAAATGAAAGCCGCTGCTTCTGAAGCCAAAAAAGACGCTGAAGAAGTCATTGCCAAGGACAGTAAGTTTCTAAAACCAATTGTGGCTTTAGACGACGAAGGAGAGGTGATATTTAAGATGGTGTTGGATTATCTGGACAACAAGGGAATCCTGGAGACTGCCGATGCGATTACGATCACCATGCTTGCTAAGAACATATCCATGTTCGTTATGGTGAGCCGAGAGATACAGACTGTTGATGACATCGTTCAGTATTATGAGAACGGATCTAGTAACGTAAGCGGAAAAATGACCGCTTTGAGCAAAGTTCAAGCAGAAGTCGCTCGTCTAAGCGCAAAATTAGGCTTATCGCCTATGGATAGAGCGCGAATGATGGGAGCTTCAACAAACGCTGCCGCAGCCAACTCCAAGGGTACTGACGGCGATGAAATAGATAAACTTGTCGGTTGATATCTCTAGCATGGAAAGAATGTTCAGGTACTCTGATGGGGTGCTTGACGGGTCTATTCCGGCTGGTAAATACTTAAAATTGGCTTATGAGCGCTTCGAGTCTGACTTGGAGAGACAAGGAAATGAGGATTTTCCGTGGGTCTTTGACCTGAAAGAAGCTGCTCGTTATGTACAGTTTATAGAGCGAGTTTGTGTTCATACCAGGGGTGAGTGGTCAGGAAAAAAGTTCATTCTCTCCGATTGGCAGGTCGCATTTATAGGTCAACTTTTTGGATGGGTACACAAAGATGACGTCAAAAAGCGTCGATTTACAGCGGCTCACTTCTTTGTGGCTCGAAAATCAGGTAAATCTCAATTGGCGGCGGCGATTATATTGGCTATGGCTGTTCTCGATGATGACGGAGCAGGACAGTTTGTGACGGCAGCAACAAAGAGAGATCAGGCCAAAGAAGTGTTCGATGAGGTGCGTCGATGTGTGATGAAGTCCACGCCGCTACAGAAGAGATTTCATGCGAACAGACAGGAGATACATGGTCCGAGAGACGCTATAATTAGACCTTTGTCTTCTGACGCCAACACTTTGGACGGTCTTTCGTTGAATATTGGTTGTGTCGATGAGATGCATGCCATGAAGGATGGTGAGTTGTATCGAGTTCTAGCCTCTTCTATGGGGGCCAGAAAGAGCCCTTTGATGTTGGCTATTTCTACCGCTGGCTTTGTTACAGATGGCGTAGCCACTCAGTTTGTAAAGGGCGGAAAGGCAGTTTTGGATGGAAAAGCAACCAACGACAACCTTCTTTTCCTGATATACGAGATCGATGAGGATGACAAGTGGGATGATCCAGAGTCATGGAGAAAAGCCAACCCAGGATTAGGCGCATCCATCAGTATGGAATATCTGCACAAGCAGTGTCAGAACGCCAAGCTTTATGGGGGAAGAAATATCACCGAGTTTATCGTCAAGCATTGTAATCTTTTTGTAGGATCTGAAGAGGTATGGATTGAAGACGAGCTGTGGATGGACCCAGAGAACATGAAAGTCCCTTCTTTCACCTGGGAAATAGATAAAAAAACAAACAAACCCATAGCTTACATGGGGTTGGACTTGGCGGCTACTGACGACATCACGGCTCTTGCTATCGCCACAGGATCCATGGAATCCGGGGTAGGTATTGAACTTCATTACTTCCTACCTCAACTTGCTATTAACAGGAGGATGGAAAAGGATGAGAACCATATATACTCCAATATCCACGACTTTTCCAATGTACACGTTACTCCAGACAACGCGATTGACTATAACGCGATACGAAAACTTATAAGCGGCAATTACGTCAAGGATGGTAGGGTTCATTATGACCCCAACAATTTATCTGAGAAATACTTGATCAAAGGCATTGCTTATGACAGATGGAACAGCCTGAGTTTAATCAAAGACCTGGAGGGCGATGGCGTCACATGCGACCCTTTTGGTCAAGGGTATGCGTCGATGTCTTTTCCGTCAAAGGCATGGCAAAGCCTGGCTCTACAAAACAAGCTACATCATGGGGGTGACGAAATATTGAGATGGATGATGGGCAATGTTTCTCTAAAGGTGGACGCTTCCGGAAACATCAAGCCAGACAAAGACAAGGCAGGTGACAAGATCGATGGCGTTATCGCAGGTATTATGGCAATAGGAGAGATGTTGACTTTTGAGGAAGACGATACTCCAAACTTTGAATTCTTTATGTCTGTGGTTGGCTTATGATTTGCACAAATAACAAAAAAAAACTATAATAATAAAGGATGCCAGAGAAGAAAAACTTTTTTCAAAGACTGTTTTCTCGAAAAAAAGAAGAGCAAAGGGCGTTTATCCCTGGTGGGACATTTACGCCTATGAGCGCCGTTTTCGGAGAAACCTTTGAAAGATCGGTAACCAATTCAGGTGCGCTTCGGCAGAGTGCTGTGTACGCTTGTGTCAGCAAAATATCTGACTCCATAGCGTCTATGGACGTTTGCGTTGAAAAGAAAAACCCAGACGGATCCACAGAGAAACTTTACAGCCACCCCATTACAAGGATGCTTTCGGTAGAGCCGAATCGTCTGATGGGTTCTTATGAGTTCTGGCAGATGGTTGTGAGCGACGCATTGATTTACGGTACGGGCCACGCCATTATTATGCACGAGGAAGAAGAAATGTACTGGCTTCCGGCGGGCGATGTAAGCTACACTGTTGACCCTGAAAGCGGAGAGAAATTTTACACCTATCCTGGAGCGCCAAACCCAATACCCCAGGCGGACATGCTGGAGATCAAAGCTTTCAGAAGCCTGTCTCCAACCAAGGTTCATGAGCAGACGCTGTTCACGAACAAGTCTATCCAAGATTTTGGCAGCACGTTTTTCCAAAACGGCGGAATGCTGGGAGGCATCCTTTCCACAAAGGAGTACATGACCGCCGACCAGATAAAAGAGGCCACCGCGCTGTGGAAGCAAGAGTATATGGGATCAAAGAACGCCCATAAGGTTGCTATTTTGGGAGGAGGTTTTAATTACCAACCCCTTAGCGTTCCTCTAGAGCAGCTGCAATGGCTGGAGTCTAAGAAGTACAGTGCTGAGGAAATAGCAAGATTTTATCAAGTACCGCCTTCCATGGTTGGCCTTGATTCTCAGACAGCATACAGCAATTATGAGCAACAAGTATTGCAATTCAACCAAGGGACAATCATGCCCTGGTTGCGCCGCATCGAACTTGAAGTCGAGCGGAAAGTTTTACGAAACAACGACAGGCTCGCCTGTCGATTTAACGTGGAAAGCCTGTTGCGAGGAGACTTGTCAACGCGAGCAGAATACTACCACCGCCTCCTACAGGACGGAGTTTATTCAATCAATGAGGTCAGGAGCCGTGAAGGCATGTCGCCTATTGAGGGAGGTGATGAAAATCTTGTCCAACTTAATCAAATTCCTGTTAGTTCTATCAGCTCTTATGCCGACAGTATTGTTGCTGACGATTCTGGCGACGATAGTCGGGGTAAGCAAAGCGGCATGGCAGATAATGACAATGAAGAGTCAACGGGAGTAAACAACCAAGTAAAGTAAAATGGCTGATTATTATTATCATCTAGAAGTATACAGCTGCCGTAAACCGCACGAAGTAGAGGCAGTAGGAACGAAAGATCACGAGGTTCCAATGCGCTCCAAGTGGGTGTTTACCCACCACGCTGACAGTGTTGATGACCAGGCAGCAGGAGAAGCTGATTTTCTGGCGGCGGTAGAAGCTGCTATCCCTGGAGCACCATCTCATATCTCGAAAATCAAGAAGTCGGGAACTGGATCGCTGAAGGCTGCCCTTGACGCAAGCGCTACAACCACAAACGACGGTACAGCAAGTAGCGGTCCATGGAGTGAGCGAGTAGGCAAAGATGTTTTCGCTTATCGAATTGGAGTGTCTGCTTCAAGCGCAAGCGCCGCAGAGACAAACTTGACTTCGCACAACCTCTCTTAATGGCTACTTACGGCGGATACCCACAGGCAGCTCGCAATCGGGCTAAAGCCGCTTTGAAGCACAAGGAAGAGAAAGGAACCAAGTGCGGGACCAGCGTTGGTTGGACCAGAGCTCGGCAGTTGTCATCAGGTCAAAAGCTTGATTTAAGGACAGTTAAGAGGACTTTCTCTTTTCTTTCCAGAGCAAAAACCTACGATCAAGGAAAGTTTACTGACGAGAAGGGAAGAGACATTTGCGGGTCTATCATGTACGCTGCCTGGGGAGGCGACAGTATGAAAGGCTGGTGCGAGCGGACGATCAACAAGGCGGAGAAAGAAAGCCGTGCGATGACGGCAGCAGTTGAGAAGGGCTTAAAAAAAAAGGCTGAAGACCACAATGACTCGGTTGACGTAAGCCACAAGAAGACGTCCGTCTCAACCTTACGCACTGTGTTTAACCGTGGTGTAGGAGCCTACAAGACGAACCCAGGCTCTGTCCGTCCCAACGTAAAGTCACCAGAGCAGTGGGCTTATGCTCGTGTAAATTCTTTTTTGTACGCCTTAAAGAATGAGCGGTTTCGTAGCGGAAAGCACGATACCGACTTGTTCCCGAAAGGTCACAAGCTATCATCAAAATAAAAAACCAATAATGGAAAATCTAGAAAAGCGGTCGCTAAACTCTGATTTCGACATCCGGTCTAAGGACGACGGGAAGGTTGTTATCGAGGGGTATGCGGCTCGATTTGAAGACGAGACCGTTATTGGCGGAAAGTTTGCAGAGCGTATTGCTCGTGGGGCTTTCGACAAGGCAAACATGAAGAACACTGTTGCTTTGTTCAACCACGACTGGAATATGCCCCTTGCTCGCGTGGATCGCGGGTTGGAACTGTCTGTCGATGACAAAGGTCTCAAGTATCGTTTTGAAGTGGGTTCACAGTCTTACGCCAAAGATTTGGTTGAGAACATTCGCATGGGCAATGTATCTACCTCATCATTTGGATTCACAATCTCAGATGACAGTTGGGAGCGCCGTGACGACGGTGTCAACCTGCGAACCATCAATGCTGTCGAAACCCTTTACGACGTCTCTCCAACCACCCAGGGCGCCTACCCAACCACTGACGTAGCCCTGCGGTCCATGGAAAGTTTTTTCGATCAGGAAATTGAAGAAGAGCTGCGGAAGCTCGAAGAAGAGGAGGAAGAGAAAGCAATGAACGAAGAAGAGGAAGAGGAGGACGATCGTTATCAAGAATATCCCAAGCCTGAAGAAGAAGAAGAAGAAAAGGCTATGGATGAAGAAGAAGAAGAAAAACAAGAAGAAGAGGAGGAGGAAGAGGAGCAGCGAGTTGACGACCTCGTAGACCCTTCAATTCTCCCACACCCATATTCACAAGCATACAACTCGGAGCCAACCGAGGCTCGTAATAATCAATCAAAAACAAAAATGGAAAATTCAAAGAAGAACAGCGCTCCTGCCGTTGTTCAGAGCCTCGGCGACTCAGAGGCTCGTTCTGTCGAGCAATTTAGCTTCGGCAAGATGGTAAAAGAAGCTGCACAAGGTCGGTTGACTGGCCTGGAGGCAGAGATGAATCAAGAGGCTCGTAACGAGTTCTCTAACGCCAAAGTAAATGTGGCTGGTGGCATTTGCATCCCTTCATTCGTTGCTCGTGCTGCCCTCGGTACAGCGACCGTGGCCACTGGTGACGCAAACTCTACTGCTTTCGGTGGTACAATCGGCACTGTTGATCGTGGCATTGTAGAAGCTTTCAAGCCTGTTGATTTGGCTGCTCGCATGGGCGCTCGCAACTTGACTGGCCTGACTGGTGATGTTGTATTCCAGGTTCAAGGAACTCCTTCTGCTGCTGGCAAACCT